TGCACCTAGAACTGTAGCAAAAGCATTGTTTAGCATACTAGAAGCATGCACAGCACGAGTGGTGCCAAATGCATGTCCTAGACTTTGTGCCTTGCGGATAATCTGACCTGTGCGATTGTCATCGATCAACTTACGTGCAACGGCAACACCCTTCGCATATTCCTTATGCGTAAAGGTTGCCTCATAAAGTGGATTGAAGCTATCATATTCAATTGCAGCAGCTTTGCCTTCCGCATCAGAACTATTATATTCAGGAACCAGTCCAAATCCACCAACACCCTGGGAGTATTCAACCGATGAAAGACTGCCTTGAACTCCAAGCAGAGACATAAGCGGAGATGCGATAGCAAGCATACTTTGCTCCCATTCCTTGCGGATAATAGGAAGCACGAAACGTGGCCATTGTTCGGATATCATAGGAGTAGGCATTTATGTCTCCTAAAATGCAGCGAGTTTACTGGGAGTACAAAAGACTGTCAGCCCAGCATCTTCAGTGCGCCATACAGACAGGCAACCACTAGAGCTATCAGCATAGTCCATCGAACCATCAGTATTTAGGTCAAAGGTCTTGCCACTAAATCCAGAAGCAGCAGAGGCATCTGCGTCAGAGGTGCCTTTGATCACATCTCCAGGACGCAACAGCTGAACCTTGATAGGATCAGCTTCTGTTAGAGCAGCATCAGTTTTTTCAGCGGCCAGTCCGATAGGCAACACAACACTTGCTGTGGCTTCATCTACAAATCCGCTGGCCATCACTAACAACGTACCCACTTTGGTCTCAAGAGCACTTGATGCTGCCAGTGTAGCGATGACAGGTGCAGTAGTAAGACCAAAGAGATTAGTTACATATTCCCAAGTATAGGTGGGAGCAGCCATATTGAAATCTCCTTATCTGAATCTGAATTTTGCATACTCTTCTGGCTTGACTCCAAATTTTTGAGCATACTCAATTTCTTCTGGAGTAAGATCTAAATTCTCAGGTGGCTCTCCACCTTTTTTACCTGCACCAATGTCTACAGGTTTAGATTTTACCAGCAGAGATCTGTTCTTTGCCAGCCATGCTAATTGTTGCTGTGTGGTTAGATCAGCAGGTACAAGATTTCGCATTGGTTCTGGCAACTCTGCAATCTGAGAAGTAAGTACCTCTTTCAAAGTAGTCTCAGCTGCATCAGCCTGCTCTGCTTTTGGCTTCAATTTCGCCAGATCATTAGCACGCTGTTCTGCAATTTCTTTCCACTTGCCTTGCTCTTTCAACTGTTCTTCTAGTTGATCCTGACGTTCCTTCTCAGTCGTAGCAAGTTGTTCTTGCAGCTTTCTGTTTTGTTCCAGAACTTCATCTAACCTGGACTTGGGTATCATATGTTCATCTGATTTCGCGGATGGGGCGGGAGATCCTTTGTCCTCTTTTTCTTTGGGTTCTTCTTCTTCAGCAACATCAACTTTTTTGGATGGCATTTCTTTTCCTTTCGAGTTTTACATCCAACGGGATGAGAAAAAATAAACTGCATATGCTAGATTACATCTCTGTAATCTTACAAGTGCAGTCAAATGACGGGACTTTTCTTACTATTCAAGATGTACGGGATAGGTCTATTTCGTGCTGCCTATCTTATATTTATTATACTCTTTTTCATGCATCTCGATAACAATATCGTGATAAGGTGGCAAGCCTGCCTCTTCCCTGAGCACTGCCACGATCCCCAATAAACAACGACAGATGATATCAATAGTCCGTTTGCTCATTTGCGTCTCCTCTTTCTTTTAGTAGGTTTCCAGCCGTGATCAATAGCATTCAATAATCGCCGTAACTTTTTGGCTTTGGCTTTAGTAGTCTTTTTGGCCTTCACACCTTTAGGTGTAGAAACTCTATAACCACCTTTGACTTTCTTGATCTTGACCGGCATTACTGATTCCTCATATAGTATTTCTCAGCATCTGCTCCAAGTATCCCAACCAAGCTCTCTTCTACAATCTGACGTCCAAAAGTATCATCAATGTGCTCTGCTACAAAGTCCTGCAAAGTTATCGCACCAGAATGGAATGCTTCCCATTTGGCAGGTGTAGATTGAAATGATGCTTGTTGCTGCTGCCTATCAGGAGGCAACAATTTGTTCCATTCCTCTCCTGTTTGAAATGGAACAAATTGCCTATTGCCTGGAGTGCTGTCTGCCTGCATAATTTCCGGCAATCCTCCACCAGGCACTACATAATATTCAGTACATCTCCCATTGTAATGATCATCCACTCGTTCACCAACGTCCAAACGTGTACCATGCAATGCCACACAACTCATACAAGTTACATCATCAAGCTCTGCTAATCTAATCTTGTATTCAATGAAGTCTCCATTGATTTTCTCCATACCTAGAGATGCTTCACGATAAGATGTTAGCTGCAAAGTGCGCATTAGAGTATCAGCAGCTGATTTAGGAAGTTTTTCTGCATATTCTCTTATTTTACTAGCAGTCGCAATAGGTCCAGAACCATCTTGAATAGCTTGCAAAATAGTTTTGCGGGTCAAGTCAGCATATCCTATACCCCATTTCTCCATTCTTGCGATCCAGGCAGGGGAATCAACAAAATTTGTTATCTCTGTTAGTGTGGTAGGCACTTCCCATCCTATCCCCTTCTGTGCAAGCTGAGACAAATAGAATTTCATTGCTCTTGGACTAACAGGATCAATGCCTTGTTGCAACAATTGTGAAGACAAAGACAAGAATACTTTAGCAGTTACACCTATTGTAGCCAGAAAAATTGCTGCTTCTTGGATATCATTGTCATTGGCTGTTACTAATGTTTGTGTAGTAACAAACATACTCTCATATGCATCTAAAGTTTGTTGCAATACCGGATTATCAATGGCCATCTTCTTTTTGGCTTCTTTCAATTTTTGAGCTTCTGCATCCAGTCGTGCCAGTGCCACTTGCATTTGAGAAGTTCTATTGTTGCTTATTGCTTCGATCTGCAGCAACACCTGTCCTGCAGACTTTAGATATGCAGCATCTAATGCATTGTTTGCAGCTTCATTGATTGTTTGCATTAGACAGGTATCCTATTGCCTGCTGTTCCAGTCAGTATGTCTAATACCCGAGAGCGACTATTCTTTGCTTTGATACCTTCTTCTTTTATTTGTACCTGTGATAGTCCTAACAAGGAACCAATACGTTGCCGCAAGAAGTCATCATCAAATAATCCTGGTGCACGCTCTCGAATATCTAAAATGGAAGTAATAGCAGCTGACACATCCAATATCTCTGCATTTGCCCAGTTTATCGATATACCTGTCAGATCTGGTGCAGCACCCATGCCTGTTTCAAACTCATTTTGCATTTTAGCAGTCAATTCAACTAGTTGTCTCACAGCGGCTGTGTTTTCTCTTTGAAATCTATGCACTTTGCCGATCAAGCCTGTCTCTAATTGTTTCAATGCCTCACCACTTAGATTGCCTTCTGCAGTTACACCATAAATAGGTGTCTGAGTGATCTGAGAAACATGTTTAGTGATAGCATCTAATTGATTCGTGTATTGAGAAATGTCTGTAGCACTAAACTCTCCTACACGCACAGCTTTCAAAAATTCGACCTGTTCTGGTGTCATGTCTATAATAATATTGCCTGTAGCATCTTGCAGAACAAGATTCAAGACTGCACCTGGGGTAATGCCTTCTTTACTAATTTCCATGCCAATTGACCAAGCAATTTTGAATGCGCTGAATTCACTTGCCATCACCATGCTATGCAAAGTGCGGTTCATAACATCCTGGGGAGAAACAGCAGCACGGATTTCACTTTCACCATACTGTGTATAGTTATCAACAAGGTTAGCAAAGTGAACAATGGGAATGCTATCTAATGGCCACTCTGTCATAGTACCTGCATCAATCACTTCTTGGGAACCTGCCTGACCCTGCCAGGCAGTTATTTGTCCAGACTGATACACCAGAATACGCATAGGAACAAAACCTGATTCCTGGCCTGCCAAATCTTTTGCATCTGCTTCGCTCCATAACTTGCACGCCCACAATGGGATATGCTGCATTGAGGAATAGATTGCCACAATGCCACTGAATCCATCATAAGCAGATTCACTTGTCCATTTCAACGTCATTGGATCAACCATGACAAATGCATCCCCGTCTCGAATAGCAGCACGATACCAGACACCTTGTAATGCATCAAAATCATTCAGTCGTAGTAATTCTGAAATATATGTATCCTGTGCTTCATCTTTAGTGGTTATTTCAGATACTTGTAAACGCGAAGACATTTTATCTACAACAATTTTGCAGTAATTCAAACAAAATTCCTGCAATTTTCCTTCAGAAGATAACCGTAACATTTTTTGCATCTGAGCAGTAAGGCTAGAATCATGTTCCCCTTTTTCATATCTACGATATTTGGCTACTCGCTCCCCTCGTAACTTGATGCCTTGCTTCCAGGAATTTTGTCCATCCACAATTCTAAATAATTCAGGATCTGTTTTTCGTAAAGCATCTGCAATAAGTTCACTATTATCCATTTTTGTCTCCTAATAGCTATTACAAAATATAGCAGCCACTGACATAAACAACACAGACATTATCCACAATAATATGCCATCTGCAATTGCTGTAATAAGTAGCATGTATGTTTCAAAATTGATTGTCTTCAAATCATTTCTTTTCAGAGCTGTTACAGTTATCCATGCAAAACAAAATGTAACCATTGTTACCTCTTTCTGTGAATAGTTTGCCAGACATTGTACACAGTAGTATGTTTCATCCTACGCAACCATGTCTGCTCACGTTGTGCCAATTGTTCAGTGTTTGGAACAATTTCTAAAGTTTGACAAGCAAACTTATCTGGGTATTTCTTGTAGTCCTGCTGCAATGCACGATTGAAATGTTTATTGTCATCTAGCAAATGAAAATGTGTCTCAAGTCGAACAACAATATCGGTGCTTGAACCAACATACACATTGCCATTTACAGTATTCACGATTGCATAGATGCCAGCTGCCATTACACTTCTCCACTAACATAATTTTGAATTTTTGCCTTTACAGATAAGACACTAGTATGCCGCTGAAGTTTATCTACATATGCAACAGCATATCTAGTATCATCCAAACCATGATCTTTCTCTTTGATAGGGGTATCCTGTTTCTTGTCTGACCATACATATTCAGTTATCTCTTCTGCGGTATTGGTAGGTTGATAATTCTTTTCTAGTTCAAGATCAGGATTCGCAACAGCAGCTATATAAAAAAATAAAGTTTTCTTCTCTAGTCGGGATTTGACCGCATCAATGCCATGTGTAACTGCCTTGTATGCTGCACGAGTTGTAATATTGAGATGTCTTTCAAGAGTTGCCCTATCCTCTGCATCGTGATCACATATCCAAGCTTCTATTCTTGGTATAGGAATTTCATGCTGTGCCAGCATTCTCTTGATACTGATAGCATGATCCTCTACTAATGTGCGTGTTTTATAAATTTGACTAATTTGATACATCTTGTTATCAGGACTGATATACCACAATGTGGCAGAAAATGGGTTTGTGTAACCAAAATCTATTGTAATTATAAATCTACTATCATGGCTAAACTTAGGTAATTGTTCTAACAAATGTATGCTAGAATTATATTCAGAATAAATAACACCCTCTGCCTGTACCCACAATCCAAGATATAAACGTTGATAGGAAATGCCAGTCAAGTTCTTCAATGCTTCAATGTAATCTGCTGGATTAGTAGGATTGTCTTCAGGTCTTGAATAATATACGTGTGCCAGCTTGCCATCAATCAAACGTTTCTTGATAAAGTGCTCCGGACTGTCCGGGTTTGTAGTATAGATTTTTTGACGCCAACCTGCATTGTTGCCACGCATACGAGAAGTAATTTCATCATCATCTAGTTGTGTTAGTTTGTTAGCTTCTTCAAACCATGCAAAATCAAACGCTCCATCTTTTCCCATAGAACGTAGATTTTCTCGTTGACCCTCGTCTCTTACTCCAGCAACATACATTGTACTACCATTGTGATACTGGAATAATCCTTCGCTCTTATGATACTCACCCCAAACAGTTTCGCCTATTATTGTGTATAGCATAAGTGGCACAACAGAACGCATCGCGGCAGTTCTATCCTTACGTCCGATAACTCCAACTGAACCAGGATACTTTAGCATTAGAGCATGCATCTTTTCGCCCGCAAGTCTAGACTTGCCTCCACCTGCCGCACCTGTTAGTAACAAATTCAGATTCTTGTTCTGCCAGGGAGCAATCTGCCACGGAAATGGCTGAAATACCTTTAGCTTATTAAACATCCTAGCTACCATTACCATTCTTTGTCTTCTTACGGAAATCTGCTACAAATAATTCTTTGTCTTCCCTGGATATATGCTCCCAACATATCCATGTAATACGCCACATAAGGCTCTTAAATGGCAATTTGCCAATAAAATACAGGAACATTATTTCATAGATGTCCTTGACACATTGCTGTTCCAGATCAGGCATCATTTATATGTCCTCTTTATTTTCACTGTCCCAATCCTCTGGACTAATCCCAACATATCCTTTGATTGCCTTGCCAGCACTGGTGATGTCTGCTTTCATAATTCTTCCGCCTGTCTCAGCAGCAATATCAGCATACACACCACGCAATTCCCTAACCAAATTATTGATAAATTCTTTTTCAGTAATCTTTTCCCATTGCTTTGGACCAACCACAATGCTCTTTGTTCTATCAAGCCACAAACGTTTGCGCAATTCAATATCATCTTCTAGACGTTTAGCCAGTCTATACAATGCTTGTAAACGGTTGGCCTTGATAGATAATCCTGTTCGCAGAGCTTCAAATTCCTTTTCTTCTCGTAGAGCACTTACATCAATCTCTCTTGTTTTGCGATAATGATAAAGTAAAGGAATTTGAAG